CGACGAGAATTACGAATTAACATTAGATATGATGGAATCAAAGGCTAATGTTCCATCTGAAGAACTTAAATTTAACTTAAATGGAAAATAATAAAGAAATGGTTAACCATCCCGAGCATTACGGAGGGTCAGAGAATGTTTACGAAGCAATAAAAGTGATAGAGAATTGGGACTTAGACTTCCATTTGGGAAATACTGTAAAGTATATCTCAAGGGCGGGAAAAAAAGGAACAGATAAAGAACTTCAAGATTTAAAGAAGGCTTTATGGTACCTTGAAAGAAAAATTAAAAATTTAGAAAATAACATAAGTGAATAATAGAATGAGTTTAATAGAAAAGATTGAAGATGTCACGGGACAAATTATAAATGGAGATTGTGTTGAAATAATGAAAACATTACCTGAAGGTAGTGTGGACTTAATTGTTTCGTCACCCCCATACAATGCCAACATCAAATATGATGTATATGACGATGGTTTGTCTATGGATGACTATTGGAAATTCACCATTGATTGGTTATCTGAGTCATTCAGGGTTCTTAAAGATGATGGGAGAATTGCGATTAATGTTCCAATTGAAATGAATGTCCAAGAAAGAGGTGGAAGAATTTTGTTTAATTCCGAGTTTTGGATGAGAATGAAAGAAGTTGGGTTCAAATTCTTCGGGATGGTGGATTTAACTGAGGATAGTCCTCATAGAGTTAGACAGACGGCTTGGGGTAGTTGGATGAGTAATAGTGCACCATATATCTACAATCCAAAAGAATGTGTGATTTTAGCCTATAAGAAATCATCAAAAAAATTAACTAAAGGAGAATCTCAATGGAAAGGAACTCCGACCGAAGTTAAAGATGAAGAAGGGAATGTTAAAACAAAAATGTTTTATGAAGATGAGGATAAAAAAGAATTTATGAATTTGGTTTTTGGTAGATGGGAATATTTCGCCGATACCAAATCATTGACGAAAGCAACATTCAGTTTGGATATTCCATCGAAAGCAATTAAAATCTTAACATATAAGAATGACATCGTTCTTGACCCTTTCATGGGTAGTGGAACCACTGCAGTTGCTGCTGAAACATTAAATCGAAGATGGATTGGAATTGAGTTGAGTGAAAATTATACCAACATTGCGAAAGATAGAGTCAAACCTTTTGTTGCGTCAAATCGACAATTAAAGTTGGATATATAATTAAAGGGGTCGAATTCGACCCCTTTTTTTATTTTATGGATATTTATTGTTAAAGTATTAAAAATGAAAGAAGAAATTATATTAAAATTAGTTCAAATACAAACACAATTTAAATTCTTACATTGGCAAACATCAAGTTATTCAAAACACAAAGCGTATGGTAAAATATATGATGCTTTAGGTGATTTAATTGATACTTTCGTTGAATCTATGATGGGTAAATACGGAAGACCTCAATTTGAATCTGAATTTTCAATAATGTTCCAAGACATAAGTTTTATTTCAATTCAAAAGTTTATGGATGGGATTACCGAATTTTTAGTTGCAATAACAGATGAATTAGATTCAAAATACGACACTGACTTACTTAACTTAAAAGATGAAATGTTAAGTGAAATAAATAAATTAAAATACTTACTTACATTAAACTAATGGAAAAGAAAATTATAAGATTAACAGAAAACGATTTAAGAAACATCGTTAAAAGAGTAATTTCAGAACAGAAAGGAAAAATATTCTTTGCATTCGATAATGATAAAACCGATTTCCAAGGAATTATCGGAAAAGATGGTTATTTATATCCTTTTACTGATACTTTTGAAACATGGAAAATAGGACCTATAAGTAAAGTTCCATATACTGGACCTGTTTTTGTTAGAATTGATAAAAGAAATGGGAAAGAAATAATAATGGTGGCAAATAAAAATTCAGATTTAAATCGATTAGAGATGGCTCCAAACTATACGGTTAAAAAAGTTAATCACAACTCAATTCCAAAAAAATAATAAAACTATGACAAGCAAAAAAAACATGCGTGTACTGGTTGAAAGTGGATTAAGAGATATCTCAGCATTGAAGAAAAGATATCCTAAAGCGGAAATATATTTTCACCAAGATTTGGATGGTGTTACAACCGCGATTGCAATGAAAAAATACCTTGAGGATAATGGTATTGATGTTGTTGGTTCACATATAATTCAATATGGTGATAAAGAGTTTGCGGTAAAGAAAAATGACGCAACTGGTGACACAATGCCGGTGTTAGTTGATTTTGCACATGGTAAACCAATGTTCGTTATTCATACAGACCACCATGATAGACAGGCAGGAGCTGAAGATACAAAATCAACATCATTCAGGTCATCTCGTTCAAATGTTGAAACAATTTCACAAATAGTTTCTCCAAAAGATTTATTCCCGTCTTCTGATATTTTATTAATTAGTACTGTCGACTCGGCTGATTTCGCTAAATATGATATTACACCTGATGAAGTAGTTAATTATTTATTCAGGATTGATAAAGATAGGAGTTTACAGAAAAACAAAATGTTACTTGGTTTAGTAATTAACAAACTATTACTAGCATTTAAAAACAAACCCGGATTTTTGGAAAGTTTGGTTATGGATTCACAACCATCTTTAATGTCAATATTAACGAACATTAAAGATTGGATGAAAAAAACTAACGCACCAACTCCGGAAGACTTACAAAAGAATGCCGAAGCTTATAAAGAATCCATGAAAGGATACCCAAAGGTTGAGGATAATGTTATTTTCCAATATGGTGGAGGGTCAATGTTTAAACCGGGTTCATATGATAGATATACTCCGTTTAGAAATAATCCTGAGGCTGATTTTCTAATCATGGCTTGGCCGTTAGGGTTAGTTCAAGCATCATGTAACCCTTTCAAGAAAGAAAGAGAGTTGAAAGGTGTTAACTTGGGAGAAATTGCTCAAGAAGTTTTGGGTAAATGGGAAGGTCAATTAAAACAAAGAACAATTCCATTATCAACAATAAAATGGATTTCAGAATCATCAAAAGATTTTGGTCCTGAAAGTGTTGGATTCACATTCAAAGATTTCAAAGCGTTGTATGGTGATAAGTTTACCACAATGGAGAATGGAGAAGAAGTGTTAGACCATATTCAAGAAATGATGGAAACACCTTTCACCGAATTACCTGAAGAACACAAAGAAATGTTGGATAAGATTGGTGTTAACGCTTGGGATTTAATTCAAGCCAATAGTGGTGGACATAAGTGTATTACAAATATTTCAGGGTTGAATTATCTTGGAAGAGGTAAAAGACCACCTCAAGGTAAATACAAATATGATTCAGAGAAAGATGATTCTCCATCTGTTAAGTTTACCAAAATGATTGCAACCGAATTTGAGAGAAAATTGAAAGAGAAGATTAAAGAATCAAAATAGGTATTCAACACTATCACCTGGTTCAATACCAAGTCTTTCACAAGCACCTCCATCGATTTCCAATACAATATTACCATTTCCGCAATAACTTGAACATTCCTTACTATTACAAGGAGGACAATTATGATGGATATTTACGATTACATTATTCTTAATAATGATGATATCCAAATTTTGAATGCAATTCTTCATCCAAAAACATTGTTTGCTACCACCCATTAAAAATAATAACCCGTTAAAGGTTTCATCAAATTTCTTGCCCATCATCCCGATATACTTGGACTTCTCGTCAATTAAGGTCTTAACCTTAAAGATATTATCGTTAATTTTAACTTCCATAATTATAAATATAAAAATATTTGATTAGATTATAAAAAAAATTTGGATTTTTCATAAACTATCATATATTTATATTCTCATCCGTAAGGATAAATACCCCAACTTTATATCACGCAAAAAAAAAATACGGACAAGATGAGAATTTTGTCTTAAATTTGCGGAACAAATGAGATGAGAGTCTCAAAAACAACCCCACCGGTATCGAGTGTAAAAACAAAAATATTAGGTGGGGTATTTTTAACAAAGGTCTTGACAGATGAAAAAAATGTTGTATCTTTGTAGTCCAATTAGGAAATAAGTTCTTTGAATTAAAAAAATATATACAGCAGGCGGGGGGCATGGTGTTCCATGAGTCTCATAAGCTCACTTAGCTTGGTTCGATTCCAAGGCACTGCAACTAAAAAAAAAATAACAAAGGTCTTGACAAATGAAAAAAATGTCTTATCTTTGTAAAACAATTCTGAAGAAGTCGAAAGAATTATTCAGAATAAAAATGATTACAGAAAATAGTCTAGGTCCGTAGGGCTTCTATTGTATGTGAGGAAAGTGACTACGGGAACCCTTCGCATTTAAAGTGTTAATGAAACATATAACCGCAATAGATATAGTAATCTAAAAAAAAAACAACAAAGGTCTTGACAAATGAAAAAAATGTCTTATCTTTGTAAAACAATTCGGGAATAACCGAAACGAGTTCTTTGAAAAAAATGAATTATCCATCAGGTTAATATAGTTCTTCGGAATTATGTTAATTTGAGAAACGATAATCGGCCGTATATGGTCGTTAAATAAACTACGAAAGTAGGATAAAGTGAATCTGTTGTGTTAATAGGTTTGCGGCTTCGGAAACGGAGCTCGAGTATACAAGTCGGATATCATCCAACCTCGAGTATTGAGGGCAACGCTTTAGAGAAAGTGGTTGGGTGACCGGGCGATGTGGGTCGTCAGGTTGCGGAGGGAACTCCAATAAAAATAACCGATAGGGATTATGTAAAAAGTATGGTTATCCAACCATATCATTGCGAGTTCCAATATTATAGTTGACTTAAAACCGAAAGGTAAGATGAAGAACGAGTGGTGTCGCTATCATCCCTAAGGATGACCTACCAAGGTCTCTTTTTGAAGTAAACTTGAAATATGGAGGTAGGGATATCTCAAGGAGTTGTTTAGTATTCTGTTGTTCAAAAGATAACGGAGCTTATAGTGGACCACAACTTCTACCATCCACAACACAAACACTTATCATTATTAAGGAAAATGTCAAAGTATTCTAAAACAATTATAAGCACAAGTGTTCACTAGGTTTTAACGAAAGTCGCCTACTTAGTCACGGGCTGTCCGTGGCACACCAAGACCGCAAGTCGAAGTGTATTTTTACCAAAGACCTCTAAGGAGTCGAATCCTGAGTCAGTTCGCAAGATTGAAGAGAGTTAAGTAATAAAAGAGTAGTTGAAACCTTTAGGAGTGATTGGTCTAACCAATCGGCGATGAGAGTTACCATTCAAAAGATGGTGGAAACGGAGGGAAACCATAATCCTTCTAAAGATTCTCAAAATAAGGTATATTCTCAGCCTATATTTTTTATCGAAACGCCGAATACGTATGAAAACAAAGCGTAATCTAACCCTTCACCTTGGTGAGGGGTTTTTTTATTTTGGTAATATCCACATAAATCACATCATAATGTGATTTTTAATATGATGGATATAAACATCATAAAGCAGTAAAAACAATGATAATGATGGAAAAAACCGACAAAGACAAACCAAAAAAAAATCTTCCAAATTAAAAAATTTTTATTATCTTTGCTATCCAATGTTAAAATAATAGAAGATGTCAAAGGTAGAAGAATTAAGAAAAAACTATAGTAGAATTACTGAAACAACATTTAATAAATTCGCGAATGGAGATGATACTTCAACCAAGAAGTATTTGAAATATATGTTGGATTCTTGGATGTCGAAACTTAATAGTTATCAGGGTATACCATCTCCGGAAAGGTTAATCAGTGAAGTTAAATTATTTGACTCCTTACTTCCCTACAACTCAAATAAAGATATATACTCTTCAGAGTATAAACGATTTGTCGATTTGACAAGCTCAAACATAAACATCTTAAAGATTAAAGAAGAAAAAACATTTAATCGAGATGAGCATATTTCTGTGATTTATGAGGATGATGATATATTATTCTTAATTCCCAAAACTTTCAGAGGTTCTCTGAAATATGGTGCAAATACTAAATGGTGTACTGCGGGTCGAAGTGAAACAACATTTAAATCATATATTAATGCCGGATTCTTAGCGTATCTAATTGATAAGAAAAATGAAAAAAAAGGGTATTATAATAAACTTGCGTTTTATTGTAATAATAAGAATTTAATATTATCCGAGAAAATTGAAATTTTTAATCAAGTTGATTGTCGAGTAAATCATGAGTCTGATTTATTTGGGAATGGATGGGATGAAGAAATGATTATTAAATTGATATTCAAGTATAGGTTAAGACTTATGGAAGAACAAAAATATGAAAAATCTCTTTCATATGTTAAAAAAATTACTAGTTTCTTCAAAAGTTTTGAATATGAAAAATTCATTGATAATGTCCAAAAGATTAAAGAATATGACACGAATGAATACAATAACTTCAAGGATGATATGAAGATTTTGAATGAAATAATTGAACAAACGACAAAGGGATTAAAAAAATTCGCTTGATATTAGAAAAAAAGTATTATATTTGCACTATAAATAATTTATATGAACATGCCATCACACAATATTAAAATCCAACACGAAACATTTGGAGTTTTATTAAACGAAACATTTGTAAATGCGACACAATTCAAGTTATTCTTGAAAATGGTTCAAGGGTGTATCGAAATGAAAGAAGATTTAACATTCTTCAATGGAGTTGAGTTTTTAATTCACATTCCACACAAACATTTGGTTAACTCAATTATCACTACAAGTGTTGACGCTTATAGTTTAGCGGAACATTTAATTACAAAATCTAAAATCGAAGCATTAGAAACAAATGGGTAGAATATTAAGTAATTTATTGAAAATAGCACTTGGTGCTGGTGTTGTCTATACCGCATATAAAGTTGGGCAAAGTAATGGTGAAAACAAAGAGTCTGATTTGTTAAAAGAAACGAGGGAGGACATTCATAATGAAATAGACTTCATAACAAATCTCATTAAAGAACACCAAGACGAACCAAACAAGACCCAAAAAAATCTTGATGATATGAGAGAATTGAGGG